CGAACATGATTACGATACAGTTTGCTTGGATTCAATATCTGAAATGTCAGAGATTCTTTTGGAGCATGAACTTAATATAAATAAAAACGCTTTAAAAGCGTATGGTAACGTACAGAATGCATGTACAAATGTCATGCGGATGTTTAGAGATTTACCTATGCACGTAATCTTTGTTTGTAAAATGGCCAAAGAAAACAACGAAGGTACTTGGTTTTTCCAACCTAAAATGATTGGTAAACAACTTGGTCAATCTATACCTTACTTCTTTGATGAGGTTTTATGTTTGAGAGTTATGGAGCAAACAGATAGTGAAGGTAAGTCTATCCACACTAGATGGTTTCAAACTACCTTAGCTGAGGGTTATGTTTGCAAAGACAGGTCTGGCAAACTAGAACCTTTAGAAGAACCTAATCTAACTACTGTTATTGCTAAATTAGGTTTTACTTCAAGTGTTCAAGCAGCACCTGTACAGGAGGTTGTAAATGACACAGAAGTTTGATTTTACAGATTTCGTTGACAGTGACTGGGAGGAACAATGTTGGGAAGAAAAATATGCCGCTTTAAAAAACTATGATCGCAAAGAAAAAAATCATTTTGAAGATATAGATTTTGCTGAGGCATCATATGAATATACCGACATGCTCTGTACCAATCAAAAAAAGATAGAGGATCTAAAAACTAATATCTGTCATATTTTTTCTGAAGATGTGGATATAGATCATAAAGATGATATTGAAGTTATTTATAGGAATCTAACCTTAGCTTTTTCTGAAATAGCTAAATTAAGATTTAGAAACTTTGATATAAAAACAAGGATATTGATTCTTGAAAAATTACAAAAAAGGAGGATTAAATGAGTGATTTTGAAGGCGTAGATTTTTTTAAAGATGTACCACTAAGCACAGGTAAGACTGTAGTTGAACCTGGTGTATACGATTCTTGCATATTGCAAATAGAAGAAGTCCAAACAATGTCAGGTGATAAAGCTATGACTGTTCTGTTTGAGTTGGGTGATAAAAGTAATTTTGATCACAAAGAATATTATAATCTTTGGCATTCAAACCCTGATGCCAAAAGAATATCTAATGAGATATTTACACAACTTGTAAAAGCTGTTGGACTTGACGGTCTACCTAATAAAAAAGAAGAGTTTATTGGTAAAACTTTAAGACTAGTGGTTGATCATGATAAAAGAGATGAAAAAATATTTACTAAAATAAAAGGATATTTATCATCTAACGATTCTGATAGTGCTAATTCTAACGCTAACCAGACTGAAGGTTCTAGCTCTGCCGTTGGAGCTAAACCTACATTAGGCTAGTTTATTTGTACTTCAGAGAGCCCGCTTTATGCGGGCTTTTTTTTAGGTATTTTTTTTGTATTCTTCGATCATCCAATCAAGATAAACACGTGCTTTTTCTAAATCTTCTATCGGTTTGTTTTTATGTTTGTGTCGCCAAATGTATTTAGCAGCGGTCCCTTGGCACAAACTAATAAATCCTTCAGGGCCTAACATTGCCCGAGCAGCGTCAATGTATTCTATAGAACCTTGTGTGTAATGATCAGGGTGGTTAACTGAATCTTCTACAAGGTTTTCGCCAAAGTTGCATTTTTCTTCATTCATAACTCTAACTCCCAAACATCAGGACAGTTATAAGCTTTTAGTTCTGTTGTTAGTCCTGTTTTGTAATTTTTGTATTGTTGCAACATATATTCTAATTCTATCCAGTATTTATCTAGATCTTCTGCTTCTATGACGAAAACTTTAGATGCATAAGGTGAAACTTTCTCTTGGGCCACAAAAACAAAATTCTGTACTTTAAACCCAGCTTTTTCAAAACCTCTTTTATACCAAGCTGCTTGATACTCATAACCGTATTGTCTAACTGAGCTAATAAACTTGCTTGGATCGCAACTTTTTGTAGTTTTATAATCTACTATTACAATAGATTTAGGATCGTAAGCGTTAGTTATTGGGTGTCTAACCACATCAGCTTTGAGTTTACACAACACATCATTTTCCCACCAATATAAAGCTCTCTCATATGGGTTGTTAAAATGTTCACTTGGGTATTCTGTTTCATTCGGATTGAGATATTTTTCTGCCACCGGTAACAAGCTCTCAGACATATTTTTTATAGTCTCATAATCTTTGGTTGGTATACAGGTTATACCTTTGGCAGTACACTCAGCGATCATTTGTTTAGCAGAAGCGTTGTACATGCTGCCAGAGATGACGGCTACTTCATTGTTGAATACAGATTCGCCCTCCACAATATAAGCGTGTGCAGCTGAGCCAAAACGTAACGCCGGAGTTTCCTGCATTTCTTCTTTGACGGCATGTAGTTCTGATATTCTAAATTTTCTAATAGTTGAAGATGAGATACCATCTGAGTTATGGTATTCATGATTAGTAATATTAGGTAAATATATTGCGTTGCCGATAACATGATGATCATGCTTTTGTAAACTTTCTGGTAATGTATTCATAAATTTTTTTCCTATAATATTAATTTACTTGTAGTAGTTGACATTTTAAACAATAGATTAGAAAATACAAGTATGGATATTAAAAATTTAAAAACTATTGCTAAAGCTGATATGGAACACTTGGAACATATCACAGCTGATTTAGCACAAACAACATCGCTTTTGGTGGATTGTATTAAGGACCTTAGTGCTTTACCAAAAGAGCAACAGAAATATACGGCTGAGATCCTTAGCACATTAGTACAAGACAAAAGAGGAACAAATGAGCAAGTCAAATAGATGGTATATGGACGAAGAACATAAGCTCTTGTGCGATCATAAAAAAACTAAATGTTTTGTTGACGCTTACGACCAAGGTTTTGATACTTGGGAAGAGTTGCATCATAATTATCGTGACTTAGTTTATAAAACAACTGGTCTTAAAATAGATGCTACTGAAGCTAAATGGGATTGTGAGACTTATGATCATCATTTAGAGATAACAAGTAATAATCTTATGCGACATGGTGAGAATGAGGCGAATGCTTAGAGTTGATGTGTATGTATTGATCTCCTTGTGCAACTCCTTCGCCTCACCTTTTTGGTCGCCTCTTAACACTTACTCTCCTGTCTAAGAGAAGTCGGCGGACTTACGGTTTCAGAGCAACCTTAGCGACAAAATGCTCTGCTATAATTAACCCATGAAAGTACTAAGCTTGTTTGATGGCATGAGTTGTGGTCAGATAGCACTACATCAACTCGGCATATCAGTTGACACATATTACGCAAGTGAGATAGACAAATACGCTATCCAGGTAACACAAACAAACTACCCTAATACGGTTCAAGTGGGTGATGTTACTAACTTAGATCCGAAAGATTTTGCAGATGTTGATTTAATTATGGGTGGCAGTCCTTGCCAAGGTTTTTCATTTGCAGGTAAACAGTTGGCTTTTGACGATCCTAGATCTGCTTTGTTCTTTGAATTTATTCGTTTGCTTAAAGACATCAAGCCAAAATATTTTTTACTTGAAAATGTAAGAATGAAAAAAGAATTTTTACAAGTTATATCCCAACAAGTATCAGCATGTTATCCAGAGATACCGTTTGGTATTGAGCCTATTTTTATAAATAGTTCGCTTCTTAGCGCACAATCCAGACAAAGATACTATTGGACTAATATACCTAGTATTAAGCAACCAAAAGATAGAGGCATAGTATTAAGGGATATTTTAGAGGACAACTGTGATAGTGAAAGAGATAAAGCACATTGCATAGATGCAAACTATTACAAAGGTGCAAGTGTTGAACAATACAAGAAGAAACATAGAAGACAGTTGGTTAATAAGCCAAAACAGGTAGGAGTAGCAACAGACATCAACGGACATGACATACTCAAACGAGTCTACAGTCCAGATGGTAAGTCGCCTACAGTCAACACCTGTCAAGGCGGTAATAATGAGCCGAAGGTTGTCGTTGGTGGTGCTTTGCGAGCTAGGTCAAAAGACAAAGACGGCAAGCATGTTGATTGGAAAGTAACAAAGCCGAAGCAAATGTTAGAACTGCGTAAAGATCAAAAGTCTAACGCTGTTTCAACAGTTGCTAAAGATAG